AATAACGGCTGCGGTATTATCCGCTTGGTTAGCTAAAAAAACTAACTGTGGAAATTCAGCAGGATTAAAGTCGGCTGTCATAGCCTCAAAGTCTTCATAAATATCTTTACCTTGAGCCATCTTGCCAAAATACTGCTTCGCCACCTCATTTACTTCTTGCTCAAGTTGCTCAGCTTGCTTTTTCTCTTCAGCTTCACGTTGTTGTTCGGCCAACTTTTGCATTACTTGCATCTGCAACTTTTCAGTATCGAACCCTTGTTGCTCTTGTGGAGCTGGCGCAGGTGCGGCTTGTTGTTGCGGAGCTTGTTGCTGCTCTTGTTGTGCCTTTAACTCGTTTAGCTGTTGAGTTGCAGCATCTAGTTGCTCTTGCATTTTCTGCTCTCCTTTGCGTTTGGCTTTTTTAACAAGCTCGTTCACATAGGAAGCAGGAAGCATTTTTTCAGGTGTCGAATTTTCAGGTTCTTGCGTTCCCTCAGTTTCCACATTTTCATCAGTTTCTTGCAATTGTTCTGCAATATCCTTATCGCCCATCTGAAACCTCACTGTTTCCGGTGTGACCGTGATCACCTATCATCCGTGATAGTACCGACTATTTATGCCGCATAGATGCGTATTTGGCCTAGATTATCCCCTGTCTAGTCAGGGTTACTACATATTGTGTTCTAAGTTACTTTTAACACTATATGTTGTGTTTCGCAAATAGTATAGCAAACTTTATACTATTTGAAAGTGCTATTAAAAAAGAGTTTAATCATCTACTTTTTCATTTGTAGTTTTTGGTCTTGTTATTTCGTGATGATGCTTACTTACATCAACCGCCATACTGACTGCTGTGCGAGCATTTTCCGCATCAATCTTCTCTTGTTTAATGGCAAGCTCGGTATCAGAGTCTTCAATGTCGGACATTACTTTTAAGAAATCAATATCCGCTTGTTTGTTTTTAACTGCATCGTCTGTAGCAATTTTAGTAAGGGCAACTTGAGCTTGTATTTCAGTTGCTTGCGCTTTTTGCTGAACTTTCATCATGTCTGCTTTAGCTTGTTGCGCCATCACTTCTTTTGGATCTAATTGTTGCTGCATTTGCTGCATAGCCATTTGTTCTTGCTGCGCTTGTTTTTGCTGCATCTCTTGCATAAATTGCGCGGCCTCTTGTCGCAGACCTTCAATGCCACGAATATCAATGTTATCGAGCAATATTCCGATACCTTTAGCGTTAATGAAGGCAGCAAAGGTTTCTGAAGTTTGCATAAGCTGGATAATAGTTTCTAGGCTTATTTGTTTTTGAACCTCAAAGTTCACACCAGCTTCAACTTTTACATCGAGACTCATGGCATCGTAGTTCATGTATGGATTACCAGGCTTGTTAACTACTTCATAAGAGCGCTTGCCATCTGGCTTAACAATAGGCAGTGAGCGTGGGGTTACATAGTATTTTGGTATTAAGTCTAATATGACCTGACAAACTCGATTAAGTCCTTTCATAAACCCGACCGTATATGGCATAGCTGCGGCATTGGAGTGCATAGCGCCTTGCATGATTGCTACGCCTGAAAGCTCATTATTTTGAATGCCAAGCGCTGCGTCATAACTTCCTAAAATTCCTTGTATTAAATTGTCTGACATTTGGAATGTTTCAGAAATTTGAGGCGGTATTGGTGTGCGCACAACTTCTCGTGGCGGAGCTAGTGGCACATTCGTGTCGCCTTCATGAAAAGCGTTGTATAGAAGTGTTCCAGGCTTTTGAACATCAATATAGGCATCAATGTAATCTTCTGGGATTGATTCTACTGAAGCTATAAATTTATGTTCCACGGTATTTTCTAGCTCGTTAGCTAGCGATTGCCCTGCGTAGTTTTTAAGTCTTTGCGCATCTTTTACATTATAAATGTACGGTCTTGTCATTTGTTCTGCGCTAGAGTCGTTATTATCGCGTAGAACAGCGCTGTTACCATCAAAGAAGACAAGCGGAAGCATGTTGAAGTTTGTTTTTTCTACTTTGATAAGTTCTGCGCCAGAAAGCGTATAACGGCAGATTTCTTCAATGGTTGTTTCACGGGTTTTGCCGATTGGAATAGGAGGTTGTTCGATGTAGCCAGCTTCATCCCACATAACAACTAATTTCTCATAGTTGTCTACGGTTACGACTCTACCGTTTGAAAGCTTAGTAATTTTTTTCTTTTTGTATTCTTTTTTATCGTACTGGCATAAAAGAACAATGTCTTTTTTAGATGAGCGGTACGACCAGTTAAAACCAGAAAATGCTCTAGCGTATTTAAGTCCTTTAAGCGCATTTGAGCCATATTCGCGCTCAACTTCTTCGGCTTCTTTTGGGAATAGCTGAAAAGCAAACGCCCCATCACCTTTATGCGATTTTCTAGCTAGTGGGTCGAAGCCGCAAAGGGTTGGGTCAAAGACTCGTCCTGTGCAAATCTTTTGATCCATACTCATTTCAGACATGTAATCGGTGAAAAGTTCTACTACAGAAAATCCGCCAACTAACAGGTCTGTGTATACGTCATAGCTAAAACCATCATTGTCAGAGTCTACTAAAATCGATCTAAAATGCGCTTCGAGTATTTCCAGCAACTTAGGGTCAATATCTTCATAGCCATCTTGCGCTCTAACGATAAATCCAGGCTCCATGCGTGAAAACTCACCCCTTAATCTTGAGATATAAGCTTCCATCATGTTGAACTCAATCTGAGGCTTTCCGAGCGTTGTTAAAACGGATATGTCATCTGGTGTAAGCGTAGTCTTATAAACAAAACGCATGAATTGATGATAGCGCTCATAGTTTGGTCTAAAATATGTATACGCTTGCTCAACAGATGCTTTAATTTTCTCAAGCTCTGATGTGTATTTTTTTGCTATATGAGCCATTATCAAATCCTTTGTTTATAGGCTTTACTTTTTAAGAGGTGTAGGCGCTTCATGCGGCTCGTGGCTTCTCTTGTCGTTTGTTTTATTGCTGAATCTTTACGCGAACTCCCATTTATTAACTTATCCATTAGGGCGATCTTTACTCCATCTGAGCAAGTATCTGCTATATCGTCGTGCGCGTGAGAATCGTTGTTAGTAATTTTCTTCATGTGGTCTACGCACATTTTTGTATGCGTACCGTGGGCAGGCAAAGATACTTGCTTGCTTGCGATATAGGGTTGTATATCAATAAATCGTTGTGATTTTGAGCCTGATTTTCTGGTGCGCTCAATCTCTCGTATTTTTAAGCCGCGCATTCCTTTAAGAACTGATATCAGTGTTACGCCTGTTGATTTTTTTTCAATGTAGGCGGTCATTGGTGGCATTTCATGTCTTGCGCAATCTTGCCAGAAATCTAAAAACTCGGTTTCAAGGCGTTTAGGCTCAACGCGCATTTCTCTACACGCTATCCAGTGAATAGCCATTATTCCAGTTTGCCTTCCCTGGGTTTCTATCTCGTACATACCCCAAAAAGAAAAAACAGTTGCATCGTTACGCGCATCTTCTGTTTCTGCGGTATCTGCGGTAATAAAGGTAGCGATATATTCTGGCTCAACGGCAAGTAATGGGAAATCTTCAGGTGAGTACAAGCCACCGCCAGCAGGTTGTGGGTCTTGTTGATGCTGAGCTGCAAAAACATACCTGTCTTTTTCTTGTCTAATATGCAACATATCTAACGGGAATGCTTCAGGGTAAAGCGCGTGTCCAGCCTCATCTAAAGACTTTAGAACAACCGCATCCCAGGTGTACCCATCTTCACCAGCCAAAAAGAACGCTGGCAAGTCTTGCTCATGTAGCCTTTGCCCGATAAAAACAATAGGAACATTTATGCCCCGTGGTCGCTGCTGTATTGTTTCACGGAAGTTGGTAATGATGCCTTCACGAATTAAATCACTATGCACTTCATCAGGTTTATGCGCATCATCTATAATAACGCAGCCGCTAAACCTGTTTAAGCCAGGAAGGCCAGCGTTACGGCCTGTAATCGCTCCAGATGAACCAAAGGCCGCTACTGTTCCGCCAGCTTGCGTAGTAAAGGCATCTTTTGCTTGTGAATCTTCGCGCAGGTGGACGTTAAAAATAGTTTTATATTGAGATAAAGACATTATGCGCTTAATAACCTCTGTGTGTGAGGCGGCTAATGTTTTTGAATAAGAGATATAAAGAAAGTTGCAATCAGGCCATTTAGCATAACACCACGCTACCCAAAAGCTAATCATTACACTTTTGCCGTGTCCAGGTGGCACGTTTACCAAAAGACGCAAAGCCTCAAGCCTTGTGCATTTAGTTAATGCTTTAGCAATGGTAATAAAGTGCGATTCCCTGCCAACAGGAGCAGAGATTATAAAATCTCGACCTGTAAGAATGGGAAAAAATGCTTGTATAAATAGCAGCAAGCTGCCTTTAAGCTTAGCCGCAGTTTCAGCGTTCTTAAGCTTAGTTTGTAGCTTTTTGTCCATAAAGGGGCAATCCTTTGCCTAGTTGCGTCCTGCAAACCTTCTGAGATACCTCAATGATAAAATAACACAGTTTTAGCAAAAAACACTAAATATAGTGGTAAATTT